TTAGACAAACTCAAAGATATGCTGCAAGTGAAAGCTGCAGCATCAGTTGATGCGAGCAAACTAGACATTGCAAACAAAATGTTTCCGCACGTGCCTGATGAAGGCAATGTGAATTCTAGAGAGACAGGTCTTCCTCCAGAAGGCGAAGCATCTCCAGAAGAAACAGCGGAAGTCATCAATCGCAATGATGAAGTAAAACCAGAGGAAACCGATGAAACTGATCACGGAACAAATTGAACCAGTAGAGATAATTACCGAAGACAAAGACGGTAAGAAATCAACCTACATTAGAGGTGTCTTTTTGCAAACTGAGATCACCAATCGTAATGGTCGTATGTACAAGTACGATACTATGGAGCGTGAGGTAAGAAAGTACAACGAGGAATTTGTCAAACGTGGCAGAGCTCTCGGAGAACTTGGACACCCCGACGGTCCTGCGATTAATCTTGATCGCGTTTCTCATAAGATAATTGAGTTAATCCCAGAAGGTAAAAACTTTATGGGTAAGGCAAAATTATTAGAGACCCCTATGGGTAAGATCGCACAGAACTTACTTGCAGAGGGTGTGCAACTAGGTGTGTCATCTCGTGGACTTGGTTCTATTAAGAAAGAAGGCACCACATCAATCGTTGCTGACGACTTTACTCTATCCACTGCTGCTGACATAGTAGCAGATCCTTCCGCACCTGATGCATTCGTTGAAGGTATCTACGAAGGAAAGGAATGGTGTTTAGTTGATGGTAAGATCAAAGAGGCACAATTGGAGGCAGTCAAGGAAGCTCTTGACACCGCACCTTCAAGTCAAGAATTAGCAGAGAGAAAGATTGCCGCGTTCAATTCTCTGTTAAGAAGTTTATGATTTATAAATAATATTATTAAATCTTAACGCAATCTAATTTTATCCGTAAGGAGTACGTAAATGTCAAGTATTGATGAAAAATTCAAAAAGGTGATCGCAGAGTCAGCGGCTCCTGAAGAAGTAAAAGAAGATGCTGCAACTGGCGATACCGCTATTAAGAAAGGTGCAGTTCCTCCACAACCTTCTCCACTGTCAAACAGTGCAACAGAAGTAGGTGGATCAACAAAAGAGAAACCCGAAGGACCTGATAACGTAGGTGCTAAGGCTGCTGCTCCAGTAGCAACAACAGGAGATTCTACAATCAAGACTAAACCAAGTGGTGCGTCATCAGCAATGCCTGGTGCATTAAGTGGTAAGATCTTTGATGATGTAGAAACAGAAGGTGAAGCAATCACCGAAGATCAAGTCTCAGAAGACATCGCAGCTATTCTAAGCGGTGCTGACTTAGACGAAGAATTCCAGAAGAAAGCAACAACAGTCTTTGAGGCTGCAGTATCTGCAAAGGTATCAAAGGAAGTTGCTAAACTAAAGGAAACTGCAGAAAGCAGGATCAGTGAAGAACTTGAAGCCGTAAAGGAAGAGTTCTCTGGTCGTATAGAGAATTTCCTCTCATATGCTTGTGAAGAGTGGATGACTGAGAATGAGCTTGCTATTGAAGCAGGACTCAAAGCTGAAGTCACCGAAGCATTTATGGGTGGATTAAAGAAATTGTTCATTGAAAGCAACATCAATGTCCCAACTGAGAGTTTGGATATTGTCGCTGATATGAGCGAGAAATTAGATGACATGGAGACCCGTCTTAACACTCAAGTTGAGAAGAATCTAGAACTTCATGAGGCCGTAGCATCCTATCGTAAAAATGAGATTTTGACAGAACTATCAAGAGGACTTGCAGAAGTCCAAAAGGATAAGTTCACTGGCCTTGCTGAAGCAGTTGAATTCAAGACTGAAGAGACGTATCGTGAGAAGTTGGAGCAAATCAAAGAATCTTACTTCGGTGCTAAAAAGCCAGAAGTGAAGGAAGAGATCTCCGATGAGCAACCAGCTACACCAAGCGAAGTCGTAAGCGAGAGTATGAACGCATATGTTCAGCAACTTGCTAAAAGACTCTAAACAAACTGTAAACCCAAACAAACAATTAGGAGTTTGATCCGCATGTTTAATGCAGAAAGTCTCCAGAAGAAGTGGGCACCAGTACTTAGTCATGATGGTCTTCCTGAGATAAAGGATAACTATCGTAAATCTGTTACTGCAATTCTTCTTGAGAACCAAGAAAAAGCACTACGTGAAGAGCGTGCAGTGCTAACAGAAGCACCAACAAACGTTGGTCCTATCAACACACAAACCACAAGTGCGGGAGCAATTGATGGTTTCGATCCAATCCTTATTAGTTTGATCCGTCGTGCTATGCCTAAGCTTATTGCTTATGACATCGCGGGCGTTCAACCTATGTCAGGACCTACTGGACTTATCTTCGCGATGAGATCTCAGTACACAAACCAGTCTGGTAACGAAGCATTCTTCGACGAACCAGATGCTCAGTTCTCTGGAACAAAAGGTGGTACACCTCCAACAGCAACTACTGAGAAAAATCCTGGTTTGATCAACGATGCCACAGGTGGTGGTACAACTGAAGGTAACTATGATCTAGCATCATCTAAGTTCACAACTTCAGAGCAAGAATCTCTAGGAGATTCATCAGGTAATGCCTTCATGGAGATGGCATTCAGCATAGACCGTATTGCTGTTGAAGCAAAAGGTCGTGCCTTAAGAGCAGACTACTCAGTTGAACTTGCTCAAGACTTGAAAGCAATCCACGGATTAGATGCCGAGTCTGAGTTAGCAAACATTCTCTCTACAGAGATCCTTGCTGAAATCAACAGAGAAGTTGTTAGAACCGTTTATAGAGGTGCCAAGCCTGGTGCTCAAGCAAACGTTGCTAACGCAGGTGTGTTCGACTTAGACGTTGACTCCAACGGTAGATGGTCAGTTGAGAAATTCAAAGGACTTATGTTCCAGATTGAGAGAGACGCAAACGCAATCGCACAGGAAACTCGTAGAGGGAAGGGTAACGTAATCATCACATCTGCTGATGTTGCTTCTGCTCTTGCTATGTCTGGTGTTCTTGACTACGACTCAGGAATCTCTGGTGCAGTTGGTGGAATCGGAGAGATCGACGACACAGGAAACACATTCGTTGGAACACTCAACGGACGTTTCAAGGTCTACATCGACCCATATTCAGCTAACGTATCTGATAATCAGTACTACGTTGTAGGATACAAAGGATCTAATGCATACGATGCAGGATTATTCTACTGTCCTTACGTTCCGCTACAAATGTACAGAGCAATCGGTCAGGATACATTCCAACCACGTATCGGGTTTAAGACTCGTTACGGAATGGTTCTTAACCCATTTGCTAAGGGACTTGCTGCTCTATCTAATAGTGACCCACAGCATTCTACTAACTTGAATGCTAACGCTTACTACAGAAGAGTTAGAGTTGCTAACCTAATGTAATCACGTTACATATTTCTTTCAAGAGACTCCTTCGGGGGTCTCTTTTTTTGTGAGCACCTCCTAACACTAAATAATATTACAGGAGGCTAAGACGATGAAGATAGAATTCACATGGGACGAATACGAAGTTCCAGAATACGATCCAGAAAAACATGATCCAGAGAGGGTCTTTGCTTTTCTGTGTTACCGTGGTGTTCACTATGCAAAGTGGGTAGTCCTAGATCCTTTTAAGATTAAGTCTTGGAGAGTCAATTGGGACTAGGCATTTCTTTTTGTTAAGTAAATGACCGACTAGGTATAAATTTTTTAGTAAATAATTATATAGAGTTCGGGGGAAAGGTCATGAACCAATCCTTTATCATCACGATTCGGGGAGGGTAAAACCTCCCCTTTTTAATGCGACTAAATATAAACAGATATAATCTTTTATCATGACACCGATAAAATGGTTTGCTGCTACAATAGGAGTAGTAATAGGTGTATCACACATTGGTATGATTGGCATGATTGCCAACAGAAAGGATGGTAAGTTACCTGATCTAGACATACCTGTAGGTCCTTATACTTCATACGTAGTGTCAGCAGACAAAGAGGGATATAAAATCAGTTATACTGCAAACGATCCCAAGACAGCGTACATAACTAAGGACATCAAAGAGAAGGGTGGTTTCTTAGGACTTGCAAATGAAACTACTAAGGTAGTAGAAGAATACTTTATGGATGGACAGATCAACCAAGGTGCACCAGTATCTAATTCAAGATCATGGATTGCAGACCTTGACACATTTGTCAAGAATAACCCAGAACTGTCACAGAAAGACCTTGCCTGTATCAAGGCAGTTGGGAGTGCAGAAGGAACTGGGAGACTGGTTGGGACTAGCGTTGGTGCTGCTGCTGCTCCTACTCTTTCCTCTATTCCCTTTGTGGGTTGGGTTGCAGCTGGTTGGGTAGCAATGTTCGGTGGAGAACAGGGTGCTAACATCGGTGGTAACATGGCTGAAGATTTAAACAAGAACTGCTAATGGCACAATTTGCACCAAAGAATAAAAACTTTTTATCCCCTGTTGGATTTAAGTTTATAATGAGTAGGACACCTAACGTGGACTACTTTTGTCAATCTGCCTCTATACCAGAGGTAAGTATTGGTGTAAGAGAAATTAGTACACCTGTCAAAGACTATACTGTGCCAGGTGATAAGATGACCTTTGGTGATCTTAACTTGAGATTCTTAGTTAATGAAGACCTAGACAACTACTTTGAGATATACAAATGGTTGAAGGGTCTCACTAACCCCATGAACACAGGAGATTTTCAGAAATATATTGATGCTGTAGATGAGAAAGGTAGGGATACTGACTTTACAAAAACCATGTCAGATGCTAGACTATTAGTATTAAACAGTAATTACAACAGTATTGCTACAGTTAATTTCTTTAACATATTTCCTACGAGTTTAACTACTC